TTTTTTTAAATTATATATTATATGAATAGGACTCATTTAATCCTAATTTTATTTATAATTTGTTTGATATTTATATATTTAATTAAAATTATTTGTAATATAACTGAAAAATTAAACAATATGAATGTCTATTCAAATGATTTACCTGAAAATGATATATCATATGATAATGAATACGACTTATTAGTACCCGCTAAACAATATGTATATAATCCTAATGATACAAATCGTCCATTGAATACATATGGTCATCAACAAACTGATTCAGATTTAGCATTAAAAACTGATACACAAACATTAATGGTCAACACTACTGGTGATACACCTGTCGTTTATTCTCTTGATGAATTAAGAACTACTGGTTTATCAATATATACACCTACTAGTACACCATCATATTTATCACCTAGTATAAAACCAATTGATGCTGGTTCTGGAAATGTTTACAAAAATATTCAAGTTAATAACCATGATACTAAATTATATTATCTTAAAAGCATTGAATAAATTAATTATACATGTAATGATGTGATACATCTTCTTTTGTTTTATTATTTTTTAATTGATTATATCCATTTAAGATATCATCTTTTATAAGTATATATCGTAATGCTAATGCCTTACCAAATAATCGTTTAGAATGTTCCATTTTAATATGGAAAAATAATGTATCTATATCTCCTCCATAATTTGGAAAATTATCTTTATTCTCTTTAATGAATTTTTCTAGATTAAAATCATCAGAAGTTTTATATTGTTCCTTATTAATTTTATTTAATAATATTTCATATAATTCTTTTTCTGTATATTTATTAATATGATATCTAAATGGAAATCGTCTAGATAATCCACTGTTCATTGCAAAAAATCCTTCTAACGCTGCTGGATATCCTGCAATAATACATATAAATTTATCTCCATTTTCTGATAAATTTTGATTTAATGTATTAATACATTCCTTTGAAAATCCATCATCATTTGCAAGAGAATAGGCTTCATCAATGAAAAGAACACCTCCATAACACTCATTAATAATTTTTTGAGTCTTAATTGCAGTATGTCCAACATGTTGCCCTATTAAATCACTACGCTTTACAATTCTAAATTTTGGTTTAGGTATATCTTCTTGCATTTTCATTGATAATATTTTCATCATATTCATAGGACCTTCTTCTTCAATTGGTTCTGGTTTTTCATCTGACTTAATACATTCTAAATCTACATATATCTTTGATAAAATTTTACCTAAACATGATTTACCAACACCAGGTGGTCCTTCAATTACCGTATGCAACATATGATTACATGGAAAATCTTGAAGAAAATACATAAGTTGTGTAATTAATGCTGTTTTAACTTCATTCATACCAATCATTGCATCTAGTTCTTGTAAATGAGGTATAATTTTCATAAGCTTTTTCATATTAATTGAATAATGGGTAGTTTCATTAAATGTTTCATATTTCTTTCCTAATTTTATCAAGTCTTGAATATTTTTAATTTCATCTTCAATAATTACTTCTTCTGATTTAAATGATGATGATTTAATAGGTATAAAGTTTGACTTTATAAATGATTTTCCAGTTTTAATATCAAATAAATCTACATTTATTATTGGTTTATCTAACATCATTTTTTCTCTAACTAATGCTTCATTTCCATCCAGTAATTCTGGACTATATCTAGCATTAAATATCTCATCTGCTGGTGTTGATGCTAATGAATCATGAGTTTCAGATCTATCTCTATTCCTAGGCGATGAACGTAGATTTGGTGATGGTGGAATAGGTGTGTATTTTCCTCCTACATCTTCAAGTGGTTTATCCCATTCATATCGTCTAATTATTTCCTTAGCATCTTCATACATTTCATGCTTAATTACATCTGGAAAGGATTTATTATAATATCGATTTCTATTGTTCTTATGTTTTTTATTATAATGTTTTCCTCTGTTAAAAGCGTCGTAACTACTCATTGTGTTTTAATTATTTAATACTGTTTATTTTTAGTTATTTTTTCAATTTTTTATATAAATGACTTAAAAATTAACGATACTTATATTATATGAATTATATTTATAGATTATATACAAATAAAACAGTAGGTGTCTTTACAAATAAAGATGATGCAATTAGCTTATTATTATATATACCTAATTCAAAAATAGAAGTCTTCAACAATTTAACTCCTATAGGTATTTATAGTTTGAATAACAATAAGATATATTTTAATAATACTCTTTATGAACTTGAAGGATATATGAAAGAATGGTTTAATAGTCCTGATAAACCTATAAACGATGAATTAAATTTATTTATTCCAATGTCTGAACCTCCATTACCTGTACAAGAAAAGAAACAAGAACCAGTTAATATTGAATCTTTAGCTGAAAAAATTAAACGATTAGAAGAAGAAGCAAAATTATATGAAGAAAAAGCTAATGAAATTAAAGATGTTGTTAATGAAAATGAAAATAAGTATATTGAAAAGGTTAAAAATTATGATGAAGAAAGAAAAAGACTAGCACGTGAAAAAGATAATTGGAATCAATTTAAAACTAAATTAGAAGCTGATAAACGTGTATATTGTATAATTAAAGAACAAATAGAATGTGGTGAGTTAAATGAAGATGAAATTCCAGTATTATTTCAAGATAAATACCCAATATTCAAATATATGCATCAACATAATTTAATCACTCTAAGTGATGTACTTCATCCAAATGAAATTGATAGTTACATTGAAATATTAAATAATCCTCCTATGGAAATTGTAATTTCAAATCAAAATATCACAACTAATGCTAATAATTATAGTGAACTATTTTCAAGTAGTGACCCTATCTATAATTTTAAAAAAAATTTTGATTCTGAAGTAGATTCAAGTAAAGATACAGATTAATTACTAAGTTAATATAATAGTAATTAATTTTTTATTTCCATTGTCTATATACATTCATATTCATTCTCCTTGGTTCTGGTGCTGGTTCTTCTTCCCCATGTATAGCATCAACTACATCTGGATCACTAAATACAAATTTACGAGCATTAATTGGTTTGGTATCTTCTACTTTACAATTATGATGATATTTTTCAATATCGTTAGGTGTAGCAACTGAATTTTTAAATGATAATAATTCTAAAAACATTTGATTAATAATAAATTGTATCGTATTAATTTGTTTTAATATCTTAAACACTTCTTGGTCATAGATAAAAACATTATTGTGTTTATTCTTATCAATATATTTAATTAATGATTCTACATCATATTGTACTAAATTATGTATGTAATGCGGTGCACAACATTTACCTTTCTTTTTACCATAGTTAATTGAACAACTAGAACGATGCGGACAAAAATCATATGTACGTTTTACCAAATCTCCTGTAAATTCTTTGTTTATTTTTGGTTGCTTTAATCTATTTGCTAAAATTAAAGATGCTTCACTAATCCATGCTAAAAATTTAATATATTTTGATATGTTACTTGATATAATTTTATATTGCTGAATATGCTTACTAATAAATTGTATTAAAAAATATTCATTATCTAATAATACTAAACTATTCATTGATTCAGTAGGTAAATTTTTTACAATTCTATTTGCTTCATCATTTACATCTTCATTATCAACACTAAAATTTGTTCTATAATCTAATTTTTGATGTACTTTATCTTCAAATACATCAGCAGTTGATAACTCTGCTTTAGTACGGAATTTATTTTCCATACCAATTAATGAAATATTATGACTATCTACGGATTTTACCCAATCAATATTCATTTTATTATTATAGTTATATTTAATTATTTAAATACTTTATCAATTTTGTTTAATTATTATTATTTAATTCTACGTTTATAGTATAGAGAATGTCTGCACCTACAATTAGATTAAGTTCTTATAAAGGTCCTAGACCCAAAGATACATATCAATCTAAAATGACTGAAACTGAAATTGAAGAAAAATTAAACTTATACAAAAAAATTAAAACTGAAGATATTCCAAAACTACCCCTCAACACTCATATTCGTTATTATTCTATAGTCAAAAATAGTGATGGTTCTAAAGAAAAAAAATTTAGATTAGGTGGATTTTTAGAAAATAAAGATAATTATGATAAATATATTATTTTAACAAATAGAAAGATTTCATGGTCAGTTAATACAAAAGAATCTATATTATATCGTAAAATGACAGATGAAGAAATTAGTGGTAATGTTGATAATAAAACTGAACATATTACTAATGAAAATAAAAAATTAGCAGAAAATTATGAAAAGCTTAAAAAAGAATATTATGATATCGTTGATAAGTATCACCGTCTTAAAGCTAAATACGAAAAAATTAAAACTCAATCTGAAAGATAATTATAATATTTTTCTATATATATTATAATGGATGATAATAATACTAAATTATTGATTATTTGGTCACGTAAATGTAAAATATATTATCATTGCCATCGTGATACTGCTAATTATTATGACCGTTGGGATAAATTAATTGGATTTCCTGCTGTAATAATTAATGTATTTAATTCCAGTTCATTATTTGCAAATTCTCAATCTATTCAACAAGTAACTGTATTGATTATTGCTAGTTTAACTGTTTTATCTACTTTTTTAACAGCTTGTCAAAATTATTTTGATTTACCTAATTTAAAAAATTCACATCGAAAACTATCGAATGATTATTCAAAATTATTATACTCTATTGAAAAAATAATAATATTAAATAAAAATGATCCAACTTATAAAATTGATAGTAATGTTATGACTAAAATATTAGATACAATGGAAATATTACGAGAAACACCATTGGAATTTCCTGAAAAAATTTGGTTAAAATATAAAAATACTTATAAACAAGATACACAAGATAAAGAAGATGATTTGAAAACTAGTGATACATTTAAACAAGTTCTTCATGCATATAAAGAAAATCAAAATATTGTTGAAACATATAATAATTCTGTTAAAGTTCAAATAAATCCTCCTGTTGAATTAGATAATGATGAAGAAAAAAATATTAATATTTTTAAAAATCCAGAAGAAAGTAAATCATCTGATTCATCATTTACATCAATTACTGTTAAAGAAGAATAATTAACGAATAACTTTATAAGGGTCTACTTGGGTTAAAATACGCATTTTACAACAATATCTCGTGATTCCCATACTCTCAATTAATTCTTTTCTTTTAATACTTTTTTCCTTATCTGATAATTTTGAACTAGTTATTTCAAGATTTTTAGTTTCATATTCAAGTTCAACATCAGCTAATACTTTACCACATGTAGGACATACAACATACTTCATTTTATAATACTATTGTTATATTTTTAAATTTAAATTTTTCATTTTTTTATAATTTTATTTAATATGGGTGATATACTAAATCAAAAAATAACATTTGATGAAAGATTAAACAATTTAAGAAGCCTTTACAATAATTATAGTGTCGACGACCAACAATATATATCCGATAAATTATCAGACTTAATTAACTTAAACTTTCATGACCAAGATTTTAATCTCTCTACTAAACAAGTATTATCCGATGATTCTATTAAAACATTCTTATCTGACCCAGTTTATGCTGGTATATTATCTACTATTTCAGAATTAAAAGATTATCGTTCTCTTGAAGCTGTTTTATACACTGATCAACATACAAAAGTAAAATATGATAATATGGTTGATGCTCAAGGTATTATTATACCATTAACTCCTTCTTATGGTATCAGTACTCCTAGTAGATCAAGAGCAACTCTTAGAGCATATACACCTGGTGCAACTGTTACTACTTTATATAACGGTGATATGATTACTGGTCCTACTTCATTTCAATACAAAGATAATAATTTCATTAATTCTAATTTTAATAGTCAATTTGATGACCAATTAGCTAGAAATAGAATTGAAAGGGTTAAAGAAGAACAACAACGTTTGCAATTTTTGACTCAAAATGCTATTAATGAAGAAAAATCAATTAAATATATTCATGAATTATCACTAGGAGAAGTTTCTGATAATTTAGCAAATAGTATCATATTATTATTCAAACAAATTTATACTTTAGATATTAATGGTATTAAAAATTCTCAACAAAATTATATTTATTATGGTTTTATATTTATCGTTGTATATGTTATATTAAAATTATTTTGGCAAGAAATTAGTGCTTAAAGTGTAAGATTACTTTTTAATAATATATGACTTAACTTTTTCGTTAAATCATTTAGTTTATATACTGATGTAATACGGTCATCTAATGTATGTTCAAATGTTACAAATGTGTTTAATAAATTATTCCTTTGAGATTCTAAATTTTGCTCTAATATTTCCTTTGGATACATTTTATATCCATCTTTTTGATGAAAATTTATAAATTTTTCTAATCGTATATAATTATCTACTTTATTCATAAAATCTTTATACACTGGTGGATTATATAATTCAAAATATTTAATATCACTTACAAATTGTAATAATGATTCGTTATTTGTATTTTTAATATTTGAACTACTTTTTAGATTTTCTAATTTTTCCTTCTTTACTATCGATATATATACAATAAATATTACTACACTCACTACTAATGTGAATTGTAATAAATTAATATTATATGTTCTGGTAGTATAAAACAAAAAAACTAAAAATATTATTCCATATGTTATTTCTAATATAGAAAACTGTTTTAAATTTCCTAACATAAATATATGAGTGATTTTTATTCAAAATATTTAGATTTAATTAATAAAGAAAAATCTAATTATCGTGGTGCTGGTATATTCTTTTTTGAAAATTATGGTTCTGATGACTATATGGTTTTATTAGGTGTTGATAATAAATTTAGAGGTAATCATCTTAGTGTTTTTGGTGGTGGAAAAGACCCAGAAGATCCTCATTCATTACACACTGCAGTTAGAGAAGTATTTGAAGAATTATTTAATGTTAGACCTGGTAATATTGATTCTGTTGTTCAAGAAATGAAATCAAAAATGGATCAAGGATTAGTCTTAGAAAAAGTTCATGGTATAAAATTAAATGAAGTTTCCTATTTTGCTAAAATAGATACTATGAATATATTCTTTAATCATTTATATTATCATGAAATTCCTTGGCCATTTAGAGGTTCTCACAAATGGAATGAATATATAAATAATATTCCTGCATTTATAAGAGATAGAGTATTAAAACCTACTCAAAAAGCTGGTGATGGTATGAATGAAATTAAAAAAATTTATTTAATAAAATTATCTGATTTAACAGTACCATTAAAACGTGGTCAAGAAAGAACTGTTACTATTAAAGATATTAATTATAAATTAAGAGATAATTTAAACAGATATCTAAAAGAAAATGTAATAATAGATTCAATTCGTTCTATAAAAAATAATATATTATAGTAATGAATGATAATTCCGAAATAGAACTAAATTTAGATTATATGCTTACTTTAAAAATGTCATTTGAAATTGAATTAGAATTAGATGATACCCAAGTTTCACTAGTTCGTATAATTAACCAAATGTACAGATATTTAAAAAATCAACGAAAATCAAATGATGAAATAAAAAATGGAATTAGCTTATTATATACAGAAATTGACCCTGCTAATAAAGATGATGCTTTATACGTATTAGATAGAATAATTGCAACTGAAACTCCTATTCAATATCATACAAGTGCTACTTTTATAAATATGCTAAGATCTATTCAAGATGCTGAAAATCAATTAAATGAACAATATGATAGATATACTGGTGATATTATTAATGCACCTTCTGTATTTGATTTATTTAATACTAATTTAAATAATTTACATCATTATTATACTACTGGACCATCTGGTACAACTATTGAAGAAATAAATTCAACTGGATTTACTGGTTCTGAAACTGGACATACTGGACATACTGGAACTGATGATGAAGATACTGAAACATATGATGAATTATCTACAAATTCTTTAGCTTTACTATTAAGTACACATAATTCTTATAATACTTATAATGTTCCTTTATTAAATTCATTTATATATCGTCCATTTTTTAATGCATTGATGAACGGATTAACTGGAATTAATAATAGAGTTCATGAAGATGTTAAAAATATTGCTACTCCTGAAATTTTAGATAAAAATACTGTTATTATTAAATATGATGATCCATCTATTAAAGATAATTGTCCAATCTGTTTAGAAGGTTATAATGAAAATTCTATTATCCGTAAATTGAACTGTTCGCATATTTTTCATAAAGATTGTATTGATTCTTGGTTGCTCAAAGAAAGTTATAAATGCCCTATTTGCAGAAATGATTCACTACCACATACTCATATATAAAGAAATATAAATATAGATATTAGCAAAAATGTCAGCAGTAAGTGATATTAAGTATCAAAATATGGTAATCCATAATAAGAATTTAAAAATGTTGGATATGGACAATTTTGAATTACAAGAAAAGATTACTAAAATGGAGGAAGAGCGTAAATCTGCAATTAAGAAAAAAGAAATGAATCCATCTATTCCAAATGAAATTACGAATAATATTAATAAGAAACCTTGGATTAGAATTCCATATCCAATCCGTGAAATAAAGTTAACAGAATATATGAAAGAGAAAAAGATTGCAGGTGAAGCAAAAGATGCTTTATTAAAGTTATTATATGAGAAGAAATTAACAAATAAAGTAGTTTCTTATAATCCTGATACCGGAAAAATTGATAATATTACTGAATTAACCTGATTTAAGATATAAAAACTTATCATTATAATTTTCAAATGAATGAATATACTCATTTAGAAATTACTAAAAAAGTTAACGATTTAATCGATAATTTAGATCAAGATGAATTTAATTCTTATGATGAATTAACTGAATATATATATGAATCATTTAAATCTTTTGAATTAGATGTATCTCGTGATATTATTTATGATATTATTATTAATAAATGCAAACCTATAATTATTGTAGATGAAGTTGAATCTGATGAATTATATGAAAAAATTTTAGATAAAAAAATGCACTATATTAAAACTGTGCCTCAACCTGAACAACGTACCAAAGCATGGTTTGATATGAGAAATAATATGATTACTGCAAGTAGCGGTGCTGCTGCTATTGGTGAAAATCCATATGAAAAACCAGAAGTATTTATTATGGAAAAAGTATTTGGTAGGGAATTTGTAGATAATGATTTTGTGCATCATGGAAAGAAATATGAAGAGATTGCAACTAAATTTTATGAGCATTATAAAAATACAAAAGTAGATGAATATGGTTTAATTCAGCATCCTAAATATAGTTTCTTTGGTGCATCACCTGATGGTATTTGTGATAAATATACATTAGATGGTAAGAAGAATTTAGCAAATTATGGTCGTATGATTGAAATTAAATGTCCTTATAAAAGAAAGGTTCTGTTTAAAGGTGAAATCGATGGTGAAATTTGTCCTCATTATTATTGGATTCAAATTCAATTACAATTAGAATGTTGTGATTTAGAATATTGTGATTTCTGGCAATGTGAAATTGTAGAATATACAGATCCTGAAGAATGGAAAAAACCTGTTCCTATGGTCCATAAACATGAACAAGACCAAGTATCTGACATTAAAGATGAATGGACTTATGGTTTTGTATTACAATATTCAATGGATGCTTACAAAAAACGTGCTGATTTTGATAAAAGAGTATTTACTTCCAAGTATATTTATCCCGATAATTTATTAGGTGATTATGATGCTAATATTGAACTAGCAAATAAGATGAAAGAACAAACTATTCCTGGTTATACATTTGATAAAATTTTATATTGGCGTATTGTAAATTCTCATTGTTGTGAAGTTAAACGTGACCGTAAATGGTTTACTGAAAAATTTCCAATTTATGAAGAAGTATGGAATAAGATTAAATTTTATAGATCTGATTTAGAAATGGCTAATGTATTTAGAGATAAAATCTTGGCTAAAAGAGAAGAGAATAAAGAACGTCGTAATCGATACAAAGATAATACACCTAAAACTGATGATGAATTAGCAGTTTTAAATGAACATTTGGGTGGTGAACCTGCACCTAAAACACCGAAATCAACAACTCTATTAAAGAAATCATCCAGTGCTAGTTGGTTCTAATATATTTTTAATTTTAATTTGTAAGTCTTCGAGATAATCTTTTAACCACCTAAAAATATTATCTTGTGTTTCCTTTAGTTTATCCTTATTCTCCAATAAGTATCTACATTTAATTACTGCATTATCCCATGATAATTCATATATAAATGGCGGTTTATTATTATTATACCAAAATGTAATATTAATTTCTTCTTCATCTCCTACTACTATTGGTACTGCACCACAAAATACTGCTTCATATAATCTAAAACAATCTAATGTCACATTACCTCTACCATTAGGAACAAAAATAGAATCTTCATAAATTCTAGCCATTTTATCTGATGATATATTATTATCTATTATGTAATTATCAAATATTCTAAATTTATCTATCATTTCTTGTCTGTCTGATTTAATTCTACCAATAAATGACCATGTTAACTTTCTTTCAGTAATTGGAATTAATTTACTATTTAATGGATTTGAATCAAACATTTTAGACATATAACCTAATGGTAATTGAATCATATTTGGTTTATTAATTGGATAATCTTTTTTATTATATTGTCTAATATATAACTTGGTATGGTCTGCTAATCTCATGTATTCTGCACGTCCTCCCCATTCTTCTGATAACTGAATAATTATTAATGGCTTGATTCTTAAAACAATTGGATATATTACATTAAATGGATATTCATTTGTAGAAAATACTAATATATTATTATTAATTATAGATTCATCATTCATTGCAATTAATTCTGATACAGATACATGCATTTTTTTAATATCGCATTTTTCCAATAATAAATTAATATAATCTACTTCCCAATATGCATTTTTATCATATAAAAGTGTTGCTTGTTGCATAATAATAAATAAAATAATTGTTTAAGCAAGAAATAAACATTATGGTAATACTAATTTTTATAAATTATTGAATATAAAAAATAGACTAATAGAAAATCTTCTTATCAATTTCAGTTTCAACTACACCAAATTTAATCATATATTGAACTTGTAACCATTTATAGTAAGGATGTCTAATATAAAAACAAGGGCATGCATAGTTAGTACCTGTGCAATTACATATTTTACCTGTGGTTACATAATAATCTAAATTTGGCATTTGTAATGGATTACCAAAACTATCTGATAAATTTAAAGTCAAACGATTAATATTCGCCAAGTTCGACATTTTCCATATCTTATCTTGATAGTTCGTCGCTGCATAGTAATGTAGTTCACCATACGAATCTGGATATAATAAACAAAATGCTTGTCTTAATGCATTATTTGTTGAATTAATATTATTATCTGTTATTTCATTAATTGTTAATATTAAATATCTATCACTATCTAAACTTTTGGATGAAAAATAATAGAAATTTACAGTACCTCCTGTTGCTCCTGGTGTTGCTAAAATTTCATAACTACATCTGTAACCACCATTTGATGATAATGCCATCATAAATTCTATATAATATTGTGTTAAAGTACTAGATACATATGTATAAGTTATACTTGATGTACCACCACTACCTGGCACTGTATATGTTGCTGAACCCGATGTTAATGTTAATGGATTAAAATTCGTAATTTGATTATTAATTGTACCATCACTTACATTTGTTCCTGATACTAATGTTTGAGAATAATATTGTGTATATGTTGGAACACTTGGATATGTAATTGTATATACAGTTGTATTATTTTGAACAACTGAATTATTATAACCAGTTAATGTTTGATATTTAACTGTTACCGTATATGTATATGTTTTTAAATTTGTTACGTAAACTGTTTCCACATTTCCTGATGGATCAATAGAACCAGTTGTACCACTTGTTAATGGATTTGGAATTAATGCACTACTTGTTATATAACTTGATACTAAATTATTGTAAATTGTTTGGACTTGACTTGCTTCTTGTGCTGCACCTGTTGCTCCAATACCTGATGTTAATTGTGCTAAAATAGTAGCATTAGATGAAATACCTCCAGATGCGGGTGATGGTACTGGATATTGTGTTAAGAAATAACTTCTTGGTAATACTACATTTTCTATTCTCATAAATTTTACATTTTCAAATACTTGAGGTACATTTAATTTCGTAATATCTGTTGATTCTCCAAAATATGCTTGTAAAGCAAAAGGAGATGGATAAAGTGCTGTATCTCTATCACTACTATCAATAACAACTACATATTCATTTACATTTTCTGATGCTACATTTTCACTAATATTTGGCCATAAAGGTGTTTCTAATTTAAATTCTTTTCTATCTAAATATAAACCATATTCTCTTGGATTTTTAGGATATTTAATTTTATTATCATTAATAATACCTCTTCTTAATGCATAATCTGTACTTGCTAATACTTGATTTTGATTTTGATAATTTTCAGTTAAAAAGGCATGTGGATTTGTATCTCTATTTGGAAATGTAGCTGTAAGAGGAGTGGGTGTCATTCCAGCACTAACACCATCTTTTCCATTAATTTCTTGAAAACTATTTCTGGGATAATTATTTCCTGGAAATCTATTACTCATATATAATTAATAACAAATTTATTTTCTAATTATATGCATAAAATGAATGGAGGAGACGCAAATAATTGTTCTATAAATAGAGATTTTAATTCAGGCTCATGTTTTACATTAGAAGAATTGCATCAAATTGCTAAAGATTATAATGATAAATACCCTAAAGATAATATTAAACTATATCCTTCTAAATCTGAAATGTTGTCTGTTTTAAATGAAAAATTAAAACAATTTTGCCCTGACCAAACTTGTTGGGCTACCCTAAAATTTTTAAAGAATAATGAAGATTTAAAAATGGCCTTTAAAACACCTGGTCCCGGTGGACAATTTGAATGGTTAAGCACCACCGAAATTAACGATTACATGGAAAGATTAATGAAATTGTATAAAGATTTTTTATTTGTTGGTGCTGTACCAATTGATATTGAAGATTTAGATGAATTTGGTGTTCGCTCATTAAATTATGATAAATTAGTTAAAAAAATAGGTAAAACAAAAATCGGTATTATTTATAATTTAGATGAACATTACAAATCCGGCTCTCATTGGGTAGCATTTTATATTGATTTTATTAATAAAAGAATTTATTATTCTGATTCTTCTGGTAAACCACCTGAATTACGTGTACGAAGATTAGTTAAAAAAATAACTGAAAAATTCTATTTTGATGATACTGGTAAAAAAATGTCATTACCTGTTAATTCTTATATGAACGATACACCTAATGCATTAGAACAAAAATATGATATTCGTTGGAATAAATTACAACACCAGTTTGGTGGATCTGAATGCGGTATTTATTCTATTAATTTTATTACAAGAATTTTACGTGGTGATACATTTGATGAAATTCATAAATCTCGTATCAAAGATCAAGAAATTAATGTCTGTAGAAAAACATATTTTAGCGGTTATGATAAAAAAATTAAAGGCGAAGACGTCGCACACATTTGCTAATTAAACTTCGCTTCGCTACGTCTCACTTCGTTCGTTTTTACACTAATCGTGTAAAATTCGCTAACGCTCAGTTTGCTACGCAAACATTTAAGGATTAAAAAATTATATTAATAATTTTTAATTTAAATAAAAAAATCATTATTGTTAACGAAGTTAACTGAGCGTAGCGAATTTTATGCGAGTAGCATAAAAACGAGTGTAACGAGACGAAGCGAAGCGTAGTTTACTTTAATAAAAAAAATAATTAATAATTATAATGAATACTTTTATATCTTCTAATACTAAACCCCTATTTGAGAATATTCAACCTTACGACTACTTAGAACCTATAAAATTACTAGCAGAAAATCATAAGGAAATTAAGCCCAATTATTACCGTGATATACTATCAGGACTAAATTATGATAAATTATTAAAAAAGAAAGAAATTTTACCTCAGTCTGATATCAATGATAAAATAATGTTAGAATATTCTAAATCTTTTTCTGATAATAATTTTATTATTGTATATCCTAAAGCTTTATCCAAAAAAGATAAATTAAAAGATTTATTTAAACTTTTAGATAATAATGGTAGAGTTTATTATAAAAAATATTTAACTATTGATTATTATCAAGCATATAATATTATTTATCAGTTATATGCAAATGCATCTCGAATGAAATCTAACAATCATATTGTATACAAATTAGATAGATTAGGATTTAAAATTGGTTATACGAATGATATCTTAATTATAGTTTATCAACATTTAAATATTGCAAATAAAATTAATGGTTCTACTTCTTCTTTCAAGAGCGAATTACGTAATATATTTTTATCAGAAGATATTAAAAATAATACGATTGACCCACAATTAGATATATATCCTCGTGAATATGATTACATTCATGTCAACGACACATTTAATGAAGTTATTAATTATTCTTATTTATTTCTTGATTCTAATACAATTGAATTTACTAAAAAACAATTATCATGGAGATTACTTGAATTTTCTGATGGTATTGCAAAATTTAATAATCTATTACAATTACTTTTTAAATTACCCCTTTTAGAAAGAAATAAATTTTTATTTATTAGTAGTACTGTATTATTTTCATATGGTATTCGTGCTATGAATGACATTGATGGTTTTGTGTTAGATAATACTAATATTACTCTAGAAATAAAAGATTACATTGATAAGAATGAAAAATCAATTGATATTTATTATAATAATGCATTCGATAAATCAAAAATAAATAAAGAATGGGAAGATACATTAAACGAACGTGCTAAATTACTCGGTGCATCTAATTTCAATGAACTAATTATTAATCCTAATTATCATTACTATTTTTTAGGTGTTAAATTATTAAAATTAGATTATGAAATTATTATTCGAAATTTACGTGCTAGACCTGCTCAACTTACTGATTTATTAGCAATTAGTCGTTTATTAAATATTACTATTAATACTAGTATACCAAAGTCTATTCAGTTATTTGATACTGAACAAAACACAACTGAAACTAAAATAGTAAATAAAAATGAATATATCAGTACAATGAAATATTATTTTAAAACACGTTATTTTATTGATATTACTAATGAACAAATTGAATCATGGTTTAATTCTACTGATGCAATACTATTAAATATACAACCACATGAATTTGAAATTAATACTAATAATAATATTTATAAATTAGAACTTCCTAAATCATACACAATGAAAGATTTATATTATAAAATACCTAATATCAATAATAATAAAATTGTCTATCCTGATTTAACTGAATTATCTAAAATGGGTTTTAATACCTATTCTTCTATTTTTTCTGATGATAAACCATATATATATCATGGTGAAGATTGGAAATTATCTAATTTATGTAATAAAAAACCAAGAGATATTTATGATAAAAAAAGTAATTTAAGAATTTTAACATTTAACGTTCATAATTTTATTAGTAGATGCAATCAAGGTGTTTCTCCTATTTTTAATAATAATTTTAATCTATTTCAAAAAGGTCGTAATTTTACTAAATTCTATGAACTATTTCAAAAAGTAAATGCTGATGTTATCTGTTTGCAAGAATTTGTTCCAATTCCTTCTTCTCCTCTTACTGAAGATATTATTGATTATAACGAAATCCAAAAAATTAATTTTGAATATATTAATGAACAAATGAAAAAATTAGGTTACAATTACTCTTGTATTGGTGAAACTGTTAAAAATAATTTTACTCTTAATGAACCCAGATCTTATTATATGATATGTAATGCTATTTATAGTAAATTACCTATTGAAGAAGAAAAGATATTTCACTTATTCATTAACAGAAATATTACTGCTATTAAAGTTAAGTACAATAATAAACCTGTTTGGATATTAAACACACATTTAGCATATTATTCTGATAAATCACCAGTTGATTTAACTAAAGATAATATTGTACTCCAATTTGAAGTTATTAAATATATTATTGAAAAAGAATTTGATGATAGTATTATCTTCTGTGGTGACTTTAATATTAATCTATATACTCAACAAAATAATTATCGCTATAAAAATTTTGATAAGGTAAAAAATATTACTGATTTATTTAATAATTCTTCTAAAATTTCTATTCATACTAATTTCAGTCAAAATGAACAAACTGATTACATATTGTATTCTAAAAATAGTAAATTACTTCCTACTTATAATTTATTTATTAATTCTGATTTATCTGACCATAATCCAATATTAACAGACTTTTATTCTTCTTGATCTGTTTCATTTTTTTGTTGTAATTCTTCTAATTTTCTAATTTGTTCCTGAACTTTTGTACTTAATTGTATTAATTCTTTCTTCTTCTCTTCCATTGCATCATTTGAATATTTATTTGTATTTGTTTCATTCATATTCAATACTTTGTGCTTGAGATTATCTCTTTCTACTTTTAATTCATTGTATTTTTCCATTAATGTTTTTAAATAATCTTCATATTTAACAACTTTACCTTGTAACATTTGCATTTGTGCTATCATTTGTTGTTGTTGACCATTTTGTTGTTGATACTGTTGTTGCGGTGGTTGTGGTAATTGAGGTGTTGCATTTCTATATTGTCTATTTTGTTGCTGTTGTTGTTGATATTGTTGATTATATTGTTGATGAATTTTAGGTAAATCTTTGTCATTCGTATATATATTTTGATTTATCTCTGGCATATCTTGATTAAATAATTCATGAATATTTTCTACTTTCTTTTCAGGAACAGAAATACTACCTCTCATTGATTCCATCTTTTTTAATCTTGCATCTAATGATTCATTATCTTCATTTATTTTTTCTGGATCAATACCTGTTGTATAAAATGCATCATCAAATGCACTATTAATTTCTTGTTCTTCATTGAAAAAACTAAAATTGGTACTACCTCCATAATCTTGAATATCATTTTTTGGTTCATTTTCACCTGATAATCCACTACTTGAATATTGTTTTGGTGGTGCTCTGGTAGCAGTACTTTTAAAAGCTTCTAATGGTGTTTTCTTATATTGCTCATCTTGCATTCTTTTAGGATTTGTTTGTTTACCTTGTAACCATTCTGGTACTTCTGGAGGTTTATTAGAATGTGCAAATTCTCTATAATTTTCTATATATTTATTATATTTATTTTCTACAGATTCATCACCACCAGGTACTCTAGTGTTTGCACTATATTGTGCTGGCATTCTTCTATCACCTTGTATTTGTGGATTTTTATTACCAATTGGAATCTGTAATCTTTTTAATGTTACATTCATAAATTTCTCTACTGCATCTGATACATTGTGTTTTGATATTTTTGTTTTATCTAGTAAATGAAATGTTTCATCTAATGCTTTTTTTACACCTTGTTGAATTTGATTTAATTTATTAGGATTTGATACATCTATTTTATTATGATTAACAAACTCGCTTGTAATATATGATAACACCCTTGGATTTACAAATAATGGATATAATTGACTCATATTGATTTATTTTATATTATTTTTATATTATAACCTTAAATATTTTATATAAAATTATTATAATATATAAATTATGCAGAACTATAATCCTTATAATCCAGTTTATAAATTTAAATCAGACAAAGCTCATGGACAAATACCCAATGAAACTCATGTTGAAGAAAATGAAGAAGAAGATTTGAGCAAAAGTATATTACCAACTTCTTACGGATTATATGTACCTCCACCCGATTTTGAAAAAGGTGAATATGAATCTGTTACATGGTTACAATATATTTCATCTACAATAGATTCTAAAGACCGTGATTATGCTAAATATCCGAATCCTTTTAATTTTCAAACATCTAAACTACCTGAATTTTATAAAAATGTTAAAATATTTCAAATGTTTTACATCTCTTTACCACAATTTAATTTAATGCAAGTAGCTATTCCTGGTGATCCTAATTGCACTTTTATGCAAACATATCTATTAACTAATACCGTTGCACTTAATCAAAATATTATTAATGGTGCTAACACTTATACTATCTGTAATAATGTAAATGGTGAAACTGATTTTATTATTAATTTTAATATCAGTGTTGTTTACACTATTGATAGTAGTGGTAATTTCTGGAATTATGGATTTAGCTCTACTTACAAATTAAATAGTAACCCCTATTTACGATTACAAATTAATGAACTTCCTTATTCTCCTATATTAACTACCGACCAAACTACTTATTCTTTTATTGTTCGTATGTCTAGAGCTAGAAATTATATTGCTTATGCTAGTGTTCGAGCTCCAACTAAAGTATACAAAGAACATAATTTAATTAATTTACCTCAATTAACTTTTAAATTTTATGATTCAACTGGTCAACCATTAAGCATTAGTTATCTAGATAATTATGCATCTCCAATTAACGATCCCTCCAATTACGCCAGTAAATATAACTATATTAGACATCCTCTTTTCTATTGGCACCAAATTATTATGGGCGTTCGTATTGGTGTTATTCGTAATAGTTTTAAATAAAATATATATATATATATTATGTTTAAACATAAGTATAATAAATATAAAAATAAAAATTCATTATTACTGAAAAATATGTTTGGTGGGGTTACAATTACTTTACCAGATGCATTAATCAAAGGACCACATTATATGTATCATCTTAGTTTAAAAGATAAAAATATATATTTATTTGGTGAAGTTCATAAAAATATTGATGAAATAACATGTAGAGTACATGAAAAATCAAAAACAATGCTAGAGTGGCTAAAAGATGATGTAATTACAAAATATGTTGATGATAGCATATTAGATATATTTATTGAACTTCCATATAAAGATTCATTAAATGGAGACTATACAGATGAACAAATAGATGAAGATATTAAAATTAAATTAACAAGTAAATATACACTTAACCAATTTAAAACACTAGTAATTAAACCGCCAAAAAATACAAGAATACATACAATTGATATAAGAAATGAATTAAATGGAATTAGTATTAACATAGGATATTTAGATATAATAATTAGATTGTTGCTAATTGAAGATATTTGTAAAAAATATATATTAGATAATCATACTATACTATTAGAATGCACGGATATAATAATTAATTGGAATATATTACCATTTTTTAATATTAAAATTA